CCACGTGCGGCTTGGAGAGTGTTATCACCTAGTGCCATAATCTATTCTCCTTATACCAAGCAGTACTTGGCGTTGACAAGAGCCTCTGGACGGAGAATCTTGCGGCCATACAGATGCATACCACGGACGATATCTGCAAAGCTGTCCGGGTCGCGGTAGGTTTCAGTCTTGTTGATTTGGTCAGCAGTAGCGACTGATGATGAATGACCAGCAACAATCACGCCAAAGTTGTTAGCATTGGTTCCACCAGTTGTGGAAGGACCAGTACCGACTTTAGGCAGGTTGTTAGAAACATGGACTTTAAAGCCATGCAGGTTATTCAGAATCAGGCCGTTCTGCAATCCAGAACCACCAAAGTCTGCGTCAAACAGACGTGAGTCTTCGTCTTTCAGCAGTTCAACGAACACTGGGTCAATGACCAACCAACGGCCCTGAGAGTCCACGTTTTGCAGGTCGAGTTGACGACCCATACGTGCAATCACAGAAAGTGGGTTAGTTGTACCAGCGGCAGTTGGAACAGCTTCTGAACCACGAGGCTTTAGACCGATACAGTTAGCAGCATTACCTGCATTGAAATCGGATGCGTTCAGCTTCATGGATGAGAGCAGTTCGTCAGAACCAGCAGTTGAAACAGCCTTTGAACCGTTAACAGTAGTGTTAACAGTGTCCGGTGTACCACTGATTGCAGACTGCTTAAAGCCTGACAGGTAGCCAAGAACATCTTGGTCAAACTGGTCAGCAAGACGGTATGCAGCACGGTCACTTGACAAAGACTGGAAGTTAACGTGCGAATGAGCCTCTTCAATATCATCGACTTTAAACGCAAAGTAGTTTGCTTTGTCGATAGTAAGGCTGAAGTCCTCATCATCAAGGTCTTGAGGAGTGATAGTAGTACCACGCTCATATGCCTTAACAGTGATTTCTGGCTCCTTAATGATTTTGACGGAATCACCAAAGTTAGCGATTTCACCAAAGTAGTCGTTATTCGTAATCGCGTCACAAACAGCGGCCTTGCGGAAAGCAAGTTGCACCTGTTTGGAGTAAATTACAGGGCTAAAGTTGCCATTAGGCAAGTTGTTATAACCCGGCGCTCTTGGAAAAGCCATAATCCATCTCCTATTATTTTGGATTTTTCACAGATGCAAACAGTACAATTCTTTGCAGAGGCTGTCTAACGTAGGGTGTATCTCGTACAAGAGTTGCAACTAATGTACTTAATAGGCCATGTTATTCAGGTAATCTTGAAGATTTTTGTCGTTTGCGAGATATAATGTAAGATAGTAGCTAACAAGCTTACACTATTATTGTATCTAGTTATACTTATGTACAACTATTTGTCAACACTTTTTTTATATTTTTATCGTGCTGACCCAGAAATATCGTAGATAAACTTGCCACTACGAATTGCTTCCATGATGTCATCCGCATATTTTTCATATTCATGGGGTGACATATTCTGAACCTGCGACTCTCTTAGATAATCGGAAGATTCATCCGCTTGCGGCTTGCTTCTAGAATTTTTTGTGTTGACAGATTGTGCTGCGCTTTTTTTACTGGACTTTTTCGTGGTAATGTTTCTGTCAGCTTTATACAGGTCAATAGCCCTGGCAGCAGAACGTGCATCATTATCATTTTCATACAAGGCATCTTGTACCCACTTTGGTTGTTCCGTAGCCCAATCGTGAAAATCATCACTATCCCTAATATCATCAAAGTCTGGATGCAATCGCATAAGTTCTGCCTCTGCCTTTTCTTTCTTGGCAGAGTATTGCATCTCATCTACAGCTTTCATTTTTTCTTCAAGAACATTAGCTTGTTCTTTAGCTTTTTTGATAGCAATAGTTTCAATAATAGCAGCAACATCTGGATATTCAGCAGCCCATTCTTCTAAGTCTTCATCAGATTTAGGGAGCTTCATTTCTTTACGGGATGCAGTATCCAGTTGAGATTTTAGTGCGTCAATCTGTGTTTGAAACTCTTTTTCTTTTTCTTGCATATGTCTACGCAAGTCACCATACCGTTTTTTAAAAGTTTTTTCTTCGGCGTTGGTTGGTTCCGCTTCGTCAGAACTTTCGGGTGATTCACCCTTTTGTTCTTGTAGAAGCTGTTCTAGTTCTTCTTCATCTTGTTTAATCTTTTCATCTCGTGAGTAAGGCTTAGAGATAAATGCTTTTTTATTAGGCTGTTTCATTTCTTCAGCCATTATTGTATCGTTCATTGTTTTTTCCTATACTGGGGCCAACGTAGCCACCTGTCGGGGTGGGGGAAGGGTGGGCCAGCTAATCTAGGTGGTTATCGTGTACCTAGACCACGTTTCTTTTTAGCAATTGTATTTGGCTTATCCAATACAATTTGCCGCATAAACCCAGAACCAAATACTTTTGACAGTACATTATACTCTGGGGTTCCTACCATACCACGTATGATATCCTTTTCGTCATCTGACAGTGACTCAAAACGGTCACTTATTTCTAGGATAAATTCATCCACTTTTCTCTCCTTCACGAATCCAGTATTGTTCTTCGTCAATAATCCATTCTAAGTCTTCATACTCATCGTCTGTTAAGTTTTTTAAAAAGGTTTGAACTTCTGTTTCCGCAAGAGTCATGTCGTGGTATTTAACATATCTTTTTTGTAGACTAGGTTCCTTAGTAGTAGTATATACCAAGGTCATACCTTTTTCTTTAGCAAGTGCAAAAACACTATCTAAGCACAGCTTAATTGCTTTGTGTGTTATCTTGGGTGGTGCATGTTTATCCGTTACCAACCATTCCATAAAAGCAAAACGTGTACCAATGCCTATATATAAACCAGCAGCACAAACTGGTGAGCCTTCATGTTCAACTACTACGCCGTCTGGTGGGAGACATTCTTTTGGTACATTCCCAAACTCCCATTCTTCCCACCATTTTACTAACGTGTCATAGTCTTCATTCAGCCGCCATAGTCGTTGTTGTATCATCGTTAAAGTTCCTTATCTTTACGTTGTCTTCGCTATCTAGTATAGCATGTTCTTTCCACGTTGTAAAGTAGGAATCTCCAATTTCTTTAAGTTTTTCTTGCTCAGTTACTTCAAAGTAATCAGTGAAAAGTGTGTCATTAATTACAATGCGTCTGTTTTCTGAACCAAAGATATAAACAACTACATCATCATCACTTTCAAACTTTGCTTTCTTGCTGTCTTGAACGCGAGTCCAAACACCCTCTTCGTTTACCATGTGTGTACCTGATACTTTGATACCTTCATAATCATACAGGTTATCAATTAAGAAACGTCCTGCAGCAAATACAAATCCACCTACTGCAACTTCATCTCCGATATCAATCTGTTCTACGGGTTTTTTGCTACCATCTTGCATGGTAATTAAAGTGCCTTTGGCAAAACAACCATCATTGTTTCCACCGCCGCCTCCACCGCCGCCGTCTTTTCTATTATAATCAGCTGCAGATGTTGCTGGTTTACTTGCGGGTTTGCTTTCTTTTCTGTCAGCTTCTCTTCGCATAGCATCGGCTTGTCTTTCAATAGTGCTTCTATCTCTTTCACTGCCTCTAGTTGTAGTAACCGCCTGACCCCTGCTATCCGTAACAGGTCTACCAGAACTGTCAGTTACAATGTTACCACGACCTTCTTTGGCAGATTGCTTATCTGCTTCACTAGTGTCTGTCTGACTTTGTTGACGCCTAGTTTGTTCCGCAATAATTTCTTTTTGCCGTTGCTCTTCAGCAATTTTTGCGAGCCTTTCATCTGCAAGTCTGTTTTGTTTTTCAATTCGTTCTTGTTCTTTACGAGCTTCTTCAGCTGCTGCCGCTTGACGCTCTGCTTCTTCTCTTGCAATCTTTGCTAGGCTTTCATCTGCAGCACGGTTTTCTGAATCAATCTTTCGTTGACGAATTGCGTCTGTGCGAGATACGGGTAAAGCAATCCTATCTTCTGTTGGCTCACCACCTACTTCGGTTCTGTCTACAATCGGTGAATCAGGATTTATAAGATTAGCACGAGTTAAACCACTGGCTGGCGCAGAAGATAATGTACCATCCTCTTTTACCCTAAAGTAATCATCTCCTACTTTCTGATAGTCTGTAAGTTTACCAAAGCGATTAATTGTTGCAATCTCTGTAGGTTCTGCTGTAACCTCAACAGTAGGTGCGTCATATCTCTCCATACCGCCCCTAAAATCTTTTCCAATTTCAGAGAAAGGAACTCTACGAACTTCTGCGTCATACACAGGTAGAGGTGCTGCAGGTTGTGTATCAAGCATGTCAGGACGGGTAATGGCATCCATTTGTGTTGCAACATCTGTTGTTTCTGGTGTGGTTTTTACTTTTGGTAATCCTTCAATAACATCTCTAATGCTTTCATCCCCTGCAATATTCCTAAGACCTGCAAGTGAAGCTGGTGTAATACCTGCCTCAAACATCTCTTGCGTCACTTCAAAGTCATCTTTGCCTAGATTTGTTGTGCCAAGAAAACCAACTTGCTTACCAGTTATAGGGTCAAAGCTACCACCTTCACCATCTGCAATATTGCCATTGGCTAGAATCGTACCACGTTCAGGATTACCTGACAACGTACGTAAAATAGGATTCATAGTAAGTAACGCATCTAGTGTACTCTGTTCTTTAGTATATCCCAACTTCCTAGCTGCTTCTTTTTTATCTCTCATTTGCTGTTGAAGTTGTTCGTTTCTCTCGTCTACATCTCTAGTGCCATCATCCCGCCCGTCTTGCTGAACTTCTGGTGCTGCAACTGCTGGAAGAGCAGCTTCAGGAGTAGGTTCTTGAACGTCTGTCTGTAGTCTGTATCCTGCTGGAATGGGATACAACGGCTGTCCATTCACAAAAGGAATGTTCATAATAAGACCAGCATCGTTTACATACGTACGAATTTCAGTGTACGTTCCAGAAGTTGTTGGCATAAGCTGTTCAAAAGTCGGTTGTTCACCTACGGGTGCATACGTTGGTGTTTCTGCAATAGCATATGGGCTAATAAACTGTTGTTGTGGAGGTGTTACAAAACCAGTAGGCATTTGTCCTGTGGCGGGCATTGCTGGATTGCCGGGTTGCATTGCATAACCACCTTGATTAAACTGCATTGGTTCGTCTTCCATAACCAAGTCACTTATATTAAAAGGTACACCATCTGGAATAATAGCTTCATCTGCATTACCCATTTGCCCCATGTCCTCCATTCGTTGTAGCCCCAGCTTTGCTTCATCGCGTAGAGCCATCATCTTATCTAGGCCATGATACCGAACAACATCTGCTGGCATTACAAACTCACCCTCACTTAATTGTGCGGGAATGTCATCTCGTACTTCTTCTTGTGTAGAGCCAATGGGTACTTCATTGCCAGACTCTGGGTCTACTGTACCACCTTCTTGTAGCAAACCACCTTCTTCAAACATACTCATTTGTCTTTTCATTGGTACATCCCCGCCTTTGTTCATTCCCAACCTTGTGCCAAATATTTTCTGTGTTGTATCTCCTATTCCAGAAAGTATACCACGTTCTTTGGTAAAAATTTCTTGACCCGGACTAATAAGATTTGGATTTTCAATATCTGGGTTTTGTTTCAATAATTCTTCAACAGAATCAAAACCACTACGTCTAGCAATACTAGAAAGGGTATCGCCCTCCTCAACAATAGTATAGTTATTATTTCTTGCTTCGTCTTTTATGTATACAGGTTCTTGAGTATCTGTTGTTCCCTTTTCCAAAATCATATAATCTTTTTCTGGTTGTGTATAGGGAGTCAGAAAGTCAATAGTTCTTTCTTGTTCTTTATCATCGAATACTTGTGGTCTAACATAATCTCTACGAAAAACTCTTGCTGCTTCCTCTGGAGATTCTACACTATCCATCAATTCTTTTAAATCTTTTGCGTAACCTATACCAAAGTAAGAACCATCATTAAATTCCTCATCAAGATTTCCTGTAGAATCTAATAGAGCAAATCTTACTTGAGCGCGGGGGTCTGAAGCATCCAATCCATTTTTTTTAGACCATTCGGCAAAACCGTTTTTAGTTAAGCCATCAAATTGAAAAAGACCCCAGCCTTTGCCTGTTGTGGAAGAAGTTAGATACTCTTCTTGTGGTTGGCTTTGTTGAAATTGACGTGCAGCTTTAGATGCTTTTTTGGACGACAGTTTTTGTCTTGCAGTTGGATTAAAGTTAGATTCTGCACCAGCACTAGCAATGAGTGCGGGTACATAATTTTCATTTAATCCTAAACTTTGAACTTCTTGTTCAATTATACTTTTAAGAGCATCATATTCCATTGATTTCCCTGACTTCGTTCCTAAGATTAGCAAGCTTACGCAAAGTAGCAATAGAACCTTGCGAGCGATATACAAGTATTTCATTGTCTGCTTGCTCTAATGATTTCTGTTGCAACTTGATGAGATGCTCTAAATAATTACTGAACTGGTCCCATTGCTTGTGGCTGACCACCGCCTTGAGCTTGTTCAACATTTCCTTGTCCATTTGCACTAAATCCTTGTTCGCCAGGTACTGGAGCCTGACCTACACCTATTGTTCCCCCACCAGCACCAGAGGTATCCATTGCATCAGCACCCGCTGGTGCCGCCTCTGCTGGTTGTTGTAGTCCTTTTAAGAGTTCTGCCTGTAGCGCGGCTTCATCCATATTGTTAGTAACCTTATCGGGGTCAAGGTCAAGAGACTTTGCGATTTCACGAATAATATACTGAAACTTAGCAAAAGGTGCTAGCGCAGGATTACTTGAGATTTGCAAGAACTGCATCAAGCGTTGACTACGTACTTCGTTAGCCATCAGGCTTTCTGTTCCACGTGCCTTTACTTCTAAGTCACCCCTAATCTCTGGGTCGAAATCAAACTGCATGTTGAAACGAAAAAATCCTTCGCCCAACGGACGGAGGAGATAATCGTCTACATTCTTAATAACATTTTTTGTTCCACCTGCAGCTGCGTTCATCAACATAGAAATACCGCTGGCGGTACGGCCCACACCCTGCACACCTGTTTGCCCATGTGCAAAGGATGGGAATCCTGTACTTTCATCTGCCAATACACGTGCCTTATCAAATAGCATCATGTTCTCGCTAGATACGTTAGGGAACTTTGTACCAAAGATAGCTTGACCCGGTGCGCCGCCCTGCCTACGGAATATCTTGCCCGGATATAGCGACAAGTCTTGGCCCGGCACCAGATTGGTTTCGTCAACCTCAACAATCAAGTTACCTGACAATACAGCATTATCAACAGCCATACGCATAAAGCCGTTCATCAATGTCTGGGTATCGTCCATGTTCTCTGCAATACCTACACCAAAGAATGAATATGGGTTTAGTTCATACGGCGCAGCCATATACGGTATACTGGCTGGCTTAAATGGGTTAAGTACAACACGTAGCAATTTACCA